CGACTCTGTAGTTTTCATCCTCTTGAGCCGTGCTAATGGGCTATCACTAGCGGTTTGTGGTGGACCAGGAGCTGATATATCCTGGTACAGTGGAGGAGGTCCGATGTAGAAGACAAAATTGAAATCATCTCCTGCTGAGACCATTGTTGTTAAGTTCGGAGCAAGATTGCTCTTCGCAGGGTTGTAGGTGGCTTTGAATACCCAGGAGGGCATCCAAAAACACGGGTCTTCCGCCCAGATTCCATAGTTGGGGAAAGAGGAATCTCCAGGTTTAAAGTTTTGCAACCACCGAGATGGGGCAAATCTAAATCTACTGTAGAACGGAAGATCAAAAGTGACACTGTTGTTAATTGCAGGTAACTGCACCATTACACCATCATGACCTGGTGTTTGAGATTCAACATCATACAAGTACTGTGAATACTCGAAAGTTGTGGAAGGTTGTGGTGGTGCAGTATTAAGGAATGCATTATACACAGTGTTGAAAGCAGCTCGAGATACGACAAAACTACTAGATATGGCTTCTGATACATCGACGCCAATATACCATCTAGTAGATCCTCTCCATCCTACAAATGCTGTGCCTAGATAGGACATAAGTGTAGGTAAGGCAAAAACCATATATTCACCGTCCCAACCAGTGTCGGTTGGTCCTTGTATGGGAATTGCAAATTCATAGGGGGGATCATCAGCTTTATACGTAAACGAGGGCATAAAGGGAAAAGCGGGACGAGAGATGATGTTAAAAGATGTGGCACCATCGTCTGCGCGTAAATAAATGAATTCGTGCTCATTATACCGCTTCAAAAGTGATCTGAAAGATCGGAACACTTCACCAAAATGGATTAAGGGATTCTTGTCATCTAAGTCATGTAATTGCCCTAATGTAGTATCTGGTGAAGTATTTACGGGTTGTTCAAGAGTGGAGGCCATTTCAGTAATGTTTGAGTCGTCAGCACGCTCTTGAACTTCACTTCTCCGCAGTGTGAAAAGTGAGTTGGGCTTCGCAACGCGAGCCCGTTCGGGGGACATAAGGAGTAGTTGACTCAACCACTCAGATGAAGGAGCTGCAAGCTCGAAATCGTCCCCGGCCGATACATATACATTGATTTCAATATCGTTATTAATGTCTGATCGTGGAACCGCAAGTTCATTCACAACATAGACTCGTAACACGCCATTCATGTCAGGTAACCTGTACCTATCATGGGCTGAGGTCTTGTTGATCAAGGGTCCGGTGCCGAAATAGTTAGCATTAGAAGGTTGAAATGGAGTATCCATCTCAAGGAAAGTGGTGTCCGCACCCCATCCAATTCTAATAACGAAATCGGTAGTTTCTGAAATGTCAACTATGACTTGTTGTAGAGTATTATATTCGGGAGCACCTGCATCCAATCCAACAGGGTCCCAGACAAACCTAAGTCTGCCTCTATGATACTTAGAAGAAACCACCTGAAATCTATATGTCATACTACCTCTCCAATTTGAAAAGGGAAGAGAAGCGAAAGAAGCAGCTGTGAAATAATGAGGTATGTGGCCAGAAACTTCTGGCAAGCCTACCCGATGTACCATAGGGTGCACAAAGGTATTCCACAATAGTTCTTCTTCTGCTTTCCCGACTCCCCAAGGGAACGTATCCAAATAGGATTGTCGTGTGGCGATAGATAGAATGTCTAATTCATCTTCACCATCTCTTCCGAAAATACGTGGATCGATAGATAATTCCTGTTTACAGTCCAGTGAAAGCTTACACACATCATCTTCTTGATTAGATGTAGCGAAAGATCCTTTGGTGTTGGGTCTGAAAACAGATGTAGACAGTATCGGTGTTCTGCTATAACCAAATATGGAAGCAACCTTGGACAAGGCATTAGCTCCAATTTGGGTAGCGGTGGCGTATGGGCCTAGGACAGGAGCGTTCTTAAATTTAGAAGCTATACTAGCTAAAGCGCTAGCGGGTTTTGATATAGGTCCCATCCCATACTCATCTGCTCTCTCCTCTACTTCAAGTGAAGAAAGAGGAGGAGGAGGTATAAGTGAATCGTAGGTTTGTTGTGTAGCTACGCCTAGCTTCACATTCTCAGCCCATCCATAGACAGTCACTGTTACGGGATCTCCAGCACCATTTGCGTGCTTAAGATTATTAATGGAGTCGATAGAGAGAACTCCAAGACCAGCAGTGATATCGGTGGATGTTATATCAACATTGGCTTTTGGATAGAAAAATGGCAAAATCATTTCTCCACCCTCACATGTTGTTGGGTTAATGAAAATGTGCGGTTTTTGTGTGTTCAATGTAAGTTGATCAACAGTGGAGCCTGTTAAAGCATAATCGTTGAGATTATCATACATAGGTAAAGGTGTGTAGTAACAAATGGCTCTGCCATAATGAAATGGGGTGCCATTGACTACTACCTTAATGTGCATGTCAAAATTCATCAATTTATAGTGAGCAACTTTTTGTGCAACACGGGGATTTCGGATGAATTGTCCCCATGGATCTATGAACACAAACCG